CGGTCGATGTGAAGAATGTCAGCATAACGGCTTACTCTACAAGCTACAAACTGAAGAGAAAGTGTTAACCATTTGCTACGGGTGCATTAACTATTTAAGGAAACTATATGGCTACTAAAAGTAAATTGATACTCGGTTCAGTCGCAGTTATTTGCTTCACTATAGGTATATACGGACTTGTGACTGATAAGCACACGACTCACACCGATTACTATACAAGCCCACAGGTTTGGAAAGTTAAGTATATCGAGACTAAGAGTGATTCAAAAACTGTATTGATACCAACGCATAAGCCGTTTGATTACAAGGAAAGTTTTGAGGGATAATACTATGGCATCTAAGTCTAATAAAAAAACTACACAGCAAGTTCCACCAAATCCTACAGGTAAAGGTGGTTTTGGCGATAACCCAGGTAATCGTAATCCAGGTGGATGGGATAAGACACAATCAATCTCGTATCAGTACAACCGTATCGGTCGTATGAGTGATGAAGAACTAGAGGCATTTGTACCTCAGAACCAGAATCAGAAGATAGCACTTCAGCGTATTAAGATTGCTCAAAAAGAGAATGGTCTTATGGATGCTAAAGAAGTGACGGACAGAACTGAAGGGAAAGCACCACAGTTTATTGGCTTAGGCGGCGAGAGTGAGTATAAGAAAGCTCTGGTTGAGTTTGTAGGAGGGGATGATGAAGACGAAAGTAACTAGGGATAAGCTGCTTGAGATATTTCAGAAAGCTTCAGACAACGGCTGGAGTCCAAATTCATTGCAGCATAACACTTGGCTTAGCCTCCAAGACAAAAGAATTACTTTATTAGATGAGGATGCATCAAGTATCAGAGATTTAGTATCAGTTGATTCAATTATATTTGATATGCATTTTGCGATTGCTCTATGGGGTATAGACTTAATCCCTAATCACTGGTACGCCACCGTCGAGGAAAAAGGTGAGTGGGTAAAGTACTATACAACTTCGCCAGCATGGACGAAACACCTTCAGCATATGGTAATCTCTGAAGACTCTCTCTCCTATTTACTTGAGAATGCATAGATGGACGAAGTAAAAATACAAATACCTAGAGAGTTCCGCGAGGGCTTCAACCCTAAGTGGCGAAACATACTCTTTTATGGCGGCCGAGGTTCTACCAAGTCACACTCGGTCGCTCGTATATTGCTGATGAAAGCCAGAGCATCCAAGCGAAGACAAGTATGTTTACGTGAGTTCCAAAACTCTATAGAGGAAAGTTCGTATCAGTTGATGCTGGACTTGATACAGCTCTATGAGTTAAATGATTTCACGTACACTAAGAACGAAATTATAAATACTGTTACAGGTTCAAATATGATATTTAAAGGCCTTAGAAAAGGCACTGCTTCATCAATCAAATCATTAGAGGGTATAGATGATGCTTGGGTAGAGGAAGCTCAAAACGTATCAGAAGATAGCTTACGAACACTCAGCCCTACAGTTCGTAAAGATGGAAGCCAACTATATTTTACGTACAACCGAACTGATGAACTAGACCCAGTACATGTTAGGTATGTAATAAATGCACCGCCAGACACTTACTCACGATTGGTAAACTATGATGTCGCAGAACGTGCAGGATTCTTCCCTAATGTTCTTCGAGTTGAGATGGAGCATGATCGTATAGCCAATCCTGCTACTTTTTCACATGTTTGGCTAGGGGAGCCTCTAGGACAGGCGGAGATGGCTATCATAGGTCGGAATGCTATTTTAAATGCTATGCAGCGTAATGACGTAGAGGATGATGGGCAAGAAGAAGTAGGCGTTGACGTTGCTCGTATGGGTAATGATCGTAGCGCATTTTGGAAGCGTAAAGGTCTAAAGACAATAGGAACACAGACCTATACTAAGCTTAGATTGAATGAGCTAGCCGACAAGCTAGAGCAGTTTGTCACAGGTAATAAGTCAATACTTATCAAGATAGATGATACAGGCGTTGGGGGTGGACTCACTGACATTATGATGGAGCGTGGCTATAACATTATGCCTATTAACTTCGGTGGTGAACCAGTAGACAAAGATAAATACCCCAACTGGATTAGCGAAGCATGGTTCCACTTAGCCGAGATAATAGATCAGATTCAGATGCCAATGGATGCAGAGCTACTTATGGAGCTATCTACTCGACAATGGAAGCAAGATAACAAAGGTAAACGTGGCGTTGAGAGCAAAGGTGACTATAAGAAGCGTGGCTTTAGAAGCCCAGACCTCGCAGACGCCTGCATAATTTGTTTCTACACGCCACCGCAAGTGAAGACTGAATTTAGTTTTGTATAGTAATTGCCGTCCTTATGATACCCTCCGATGTAATCAGGTATGAAAGACGTTACTACTAACATCAAAGCCCTAGCTGGCATCATCCGAAAGAGTGCAGACGAGATCGCACTATATTTAGCTATCTCTATAGGTTTGCCTTTCATTGCCTATATGTATATCGACCTTAGAGCTGCATTAACGGTGTTTATTATCACCCAGATTGCATTGCTCGCATTAAAAGTAAGGCTAGGCTAACATGGGATTTTTATCAAAGGCACTCAATACTAAAAACCTATACGAGAAAGCGCCAGGCTACGAATTAGGCCGCTCTATCTCTAGCAGTGGCTTCGCTAACATCTTTGGTAGTGGCGGCGATGACATCAATGTACTTGAGGAGTTTTCTGGCTTCGTATGGAAAGCTATAAATGTACGTGCTGAAGAACTATCATCTGTAGACTTCTACGTGCAGCGTAAAGTAGCCGACCAATGGCAAGATGACCAGTCACACGAGTTCAATACAGTCATGGCCGGTAGTGATGGGGGACTAGACGAAGCTGAGTTTATCGAAGCACATCAAATTTACATGGATATGTACGGTGAATCATTCTGGTACTTCTCTAAAGGTCAGACATCTAGCAAACCATTTGATCGCTACTTACTAGAGCCTAACTACATGACCGTTATGATCGGTGGTGGTAAGATTACTGGCTATGTTTATCAAAAAGATGGCGACCGTATCGTCTTTGACCTAGAAGAGATAGCCCATTTCCGTATCTATGACCCTCGCAACCCTTATCGAGGTACTGGCCCAATGCAAAAGGCTGGTTGGTTCATCCGATCAAGCCGTTATGCTACTACATTTGTAAACAACTTCCTTGAGAATAACGCAATCCCTGCTGGTGTTGTTGTCGCTAAAAACGCAGTTGATGACAATGATTGGGAACTCTTTAAGCAACAATGGAAATCTAATTATGGCGGCATTAGCAACTCAGGTAAGACCGCTTTTGTACGTGGCAATGACTTAGAGTTCATAAAGACAGGTATTTCACTAGGTGACGTAGACTTTGATAAAGTTACGACTTCATCAAAAGAAGATATCTTAGAAATGTTCTCAGTACCTAAAAGCAAACTAGGTGATTTTGGTAGCTTTAACAAGGCTAGCGCAACTGAAAGTGAAGCAATGTGGGGTAAAACATTCACAAAGCCTGCTGTATCAAGAATTATTCGTAAAGTATCGCGCAAAGTAGCGGTTTGGTACGGTACAGAATTTCGTTATGGGTCTGACTTTGAAATACCAGAAGACCGTGTTACAAAGCTAGCTGAGTTTGAAAAGGGTACTAATGTATGGATTACAGTAAATGAGGCTCGTGCTGCATATGGCCTGCCTAAACTCGGTACAGAATATGACAGCCTACAAGTATCGGTAGCTACACCGCCTGCATTACCTAAGTCACTCGGTAAACTAACAATCAAGACAGTAGAGAAGAATACCAAAGCTGGCTTCTCATACGAGATGAAAGAGTCGTTTCGTAAGACAACCGAAGATGTCCAAATAAAGTATGAATCAAAGCTGTTCCAGGCCGTTAATCCAGTACTTGAAGCTCAAAAGCGCTCAGTACTTGACCAATTACAGCCTAAAAAGGTAGCAGATACGCAATTTGATGTGGCAGCTGAAGCTAAAGCCCTTGAAGATGTAATTATCCCAATAATGATCGAACTTGCGAAGGAACAGGGTGCATTGGCTATAAAGTTCGTCACAGACGGTTCACTTGCCTTTGAAGTAACTCCAGTTACTCGTCTTATGATTCAGCAGTCAATCCAAAAGGCTGTATCATCGCTCACTGAAGCAACGCAACTTCTCATTGCTGAGACTGTATCGAATGGCTTACAAGCTGGTGACTCTATTGCTACGATCGCTAAAGAGATTGATAAGGTCTACAGCGACTTACTTGGTGTTAAACAGCCTGGCTACCGTACAGATCGCCTCGTAAGAACTGAAGTTATCAAAGGCTCAAATACAGTTACCGAACTAGCTTATAAGCAATCTGGTGTGGTGAAGAAAAAAGAATGGTTTGCTAACCCTGGACACTGTGAGTTTTGTGACTCACTAAACGGCTCTGTTATTAGCCTTGGTTCATCATTTGTCCCACAAGGTTCTAGTGTTCAAGGCTCGGATGGCGGCACATACAAGGCTGATTATGAAAATGTGCACACTCCACCGATTCATCCTAACTGTCGCTGTACTTTAATTCCGGTAATCGAGTAGACGAATGAAAGATTCACAATTCTTTCATAATGAAGAAATACTTTCTGTATTAAAAGACATCCGTAAGATGGGCGGAGTTGACCCAAGTACTAAGTTACTTGAGCATATAGAGACTCTAAAAGGTGAAAAAGGTGAAACTGGTACACATATCACTAAAATCACTACGAAAAATACGGATAAAGATGTAACTGTTACACTTTCATTCAATGACAAGCCTGATAGTTCATTCAAAATAGACCGCATAGCTGGCAAAGATGGTGAGCCTGGTGCTAAAGGCTATACTCCAGTCAAAGGTAAAGATTATTTCGATGGCGTTGATGGTAAGGATGGAAAAGACGGCATTAGAGGCATAGATGGGCTACAAGGTAAGTCTGGTACTAATGGAAAAGATGGAAAATCTATCACATGGCGTGGCTCTTGGGATATAAATACCTCATATAAACCTCAAGATGCTGTAGAGTATGGTGGTTCAAGCTACATAGCTATAAGAGAAGTAACGCGTATTAACCCAGACACTTCAGACTCTTGGAATCTTATGGCTCAAAAGGGCAAAGATGGTATGAGTCGTGGTAGCTCAACCTCGCAGTCAAGTGGCGGCTCTGGAGATATGCTCAAATCAATATATGACCCTTCGAGTAAAAATACACAGTTTGCTGCTGATACTGAAGTAATACATAATACTGGCGATACAATATATGGCACATTGGCTATAGCTAATAGTAACTCTGCTCAATCATTACAACTAACTCCAACTGGTGACGCAGGTAACTCATCATCTGTAGGTGGTGCAGTTAATATCAACAATACCTCTAACCCTGGCTCTGGCTTAGTAGTTTACACAAACAATACTACTGGGACAGGTCATCTTACTCAAATACGCTCTAATCAAGACTCATTCACCCAAAATGCTATGTTTATTGACTATCGAGGTCAAACTAATGCTTTAAACATTGTTAGACGATCACCAACTAGTGGTACAGTCTCAGCAGCAGCCTGGAATATGAGCAGCCTTAATGAGAATGGTTCAGCCGTCCAGATTCGTGGTACTGAGAAAGCTCTTGGCTCTGTAAAGATCACACATGAAAACCCTAGTACAACTGATGGAACGTATGATGCTAATGCGGCAGCACTCTCTATAGATATAGTCCAGAATACTGCTACAGGAGCAGGCACTTCAGCAGCAGGAGTGTACATTAACTCAACAACTGGGACTCTAGGCAAGCTATTGCGAGTACGCCACCTCAATACTGATATATTTACAGTAGATGCAACGACAATTAGTGCTAACTCAAACCGTATCCAAGCCGTTGGCGACCCATCTTCTGCACAAGACGCTGCTACGAAGAACTACGTTGACCTCGCTACCCCTGTATATAACTTCGTACCTAGTAATCAGAACTTACTATCATGGTCATATGACCCAGTATTTGCAGCTAACTCAACCGTCCTCACCACAGCTGGCACTGTGTATCTTGTTAAAGTACATCTACCAACAGCTGTCAATATTACTAATATCGTCATGCAAGTCGTTACTGCTGGCGCAACACTTACTTCAGGACAATGCTTCGCTGGTATATACAAGAACGGTACACTCTTAGGCTCAACTGCAGACCAATCTACCTCCTGGAACTCAACAGGTACTAAGACGATGGCTATATCTGGCGGTTCTATAGCAGTCTCTGCTGGTGATGTGTACGTAGCATTCTACTACAACGGCACAACAGCTCCAGCATTTGCACGAAGTGCTAACACATCAGCAATTAATGCAGGTCTAGCTGCATCGGCTGCTCGTTATGCTTCTGCTGATACTGCTAGAACTACATCACTACCATCAACGCTCGGTACTATGACGGCACTATCTATTTCTTATTGGGTAGGACTTAGTTAGACCAATGCAACTACGCTGTTCTACGGATTTTGGTGCAAGAAAATGTAATAAATACTTAGGTACGTTTTTTTTACTAATAGGAAAAGTCTACTGCAAATCGTGTAAACAACACAATAGCTATACCATCGTTACAGATGAAGGTATTGCTAAACTCCGTAATAAATGATACCCAACGTGTAGAGACGTAAGTCTAAACATAATAGAGGCCAAGCTGCCCATAGAATAACTCCCTAACCGGAGCAATCTATGGGCGTTTTTATATGGAGAAACTATGGAGTTTGTAAAAAACAATCTCGCTCGGATTCAATCAGCGACAACCATTACTAAAGCTAAGAGCTTACCTAATGGTCAGTTTGAGGCCGTATTATCCACTGAAGATTTAGACCGTCATGGTGAACGAGTCAGCATCAAGGGTCTTGAAATCCCTAAGAATCAGATCATTAAGATGTATTACAACCACGAGACTAATGGTGAAAACTTGCCAATAGGCAAATGGCTTAAAGTCTACAAAAAGAATAATCAACTTGTCGGACTTGGTGAGGTTGATCTTGAAGATGAGTTTGCAGTCAAAGTCTACAAGAAGATTATGGGCGGTTTCATCGACTCTATCTCTATCGGCTTCTACCCACAAGAATATGACGGCGAAAACTCTACATGGACTAAATCAACGCTTGTAGAAGCTTCAGTAGTAGCTGAACCTGCAAACGTCAACGCTCAAATCTTTAATAAAGATCTCGGCTTTACACAAGCAGAGTTTAAAAAACTACTCAAAGTAAAGCTCAAAGATGCTGAAGAAGACCCTGAACTTCCAGAAGAGACTGTACCTGTTGAAGAAAATGTAACTGTTAAACGCCTAAGCCGTAAGGGAATGGTTACAGATATTCTAACGACTCCTAAGAAATACGAGCTTATGGATGATTACTACGATGTGATCTATGCCTTTGAGGAAGCTTTTTATAGCCCTGATACCGATGTTTCCCAGTTCAGTACTCTGCTAAATGAGGCTATTGGTCTCTTACAGAAGGTATCTGATGGAACTATAGATCAAATTGAAGAACCTACTGGTGCAAGCGGCAGTAAGGTATTGTCCGAGGTTAAATCCGCTATTGATGTTTTGAATTTGCGACAAGGGGCGTTGGAAGAGGCTATGAAAGCAGCCAATGAGAATCCTGCAAAAAAGAATGTTGAAAAGGTGCGCTTTGTACTGAAATCGGTCGGTCAATCAGTCGAACAAGCAAACCGAATAATCAAAGTTACATTAAAGGAGACAAAATAATGGATAAAGAACAAACTGTAGAGCTTGATGCTGCTGCTATCGAAGCAATCGCAAAACAAGTCAAAGCTCCTGAAGTTGATGTAGAGGCTATCACAAAGTCAATTCGTGACTCACTTGCTGCTGATGCTAAAAAGGTAGAAAAAGAAGCTAGCAAACTTGCTGGTGGTGAAGCTGAAGAAGGCGAAATTGTTTCTAAATTTGAGAAAATGAGCAAAGAAGCATTTGTTGTTGCTCAGATGAACGCAGCTTTACAAGGTAACAATGAGGAGCTTGGTGAACTAAACAAGTACGCTTCTAAGACATTGTTTGACAAGGGTCTTATCACAAAAGCTACTTATATGAACGCTGGTACTGCTGCTGATGGTGGTGTCCTAGTACCTAACGCAGAGCTTATGGCTGATGTTCTAAGTATGCTTCCTGAGTATGCGCCACTTGCTGGTAAAGTACGTGTAGTTACGCTTACAGACGGTTCAAGCATCGACATCGACGCTATCACAGCTGACGTTATCATGACTGAAGTTGGTACTGAAGGTGGTTCTAAGACTGTTACTAAGCCTACACTTGCAAAGACTAACGTCGCTGTTCGTGAGTTCGCTGGTATCGCACTTCTTACAAAGAAACTTCTTAAACAATCAGCACTAGACGTATATGCAATCGTTCGTGATTCATTTGCTCGTGCTATTGCTAAGAAACGTGAACAGCTTATCTTAACTGACGCTACTAGCGGTATTGTTAACGTATCAGGTACAGTTTCACAAGTTAGCCCAACTGGTAACACTACAGTTGATAAGATTACATTGAAGCAACTTAAAGCTATGCCTTTTGCAGTTCCAACAGCATCAGCTAGCAACGGTCTTTATGTATTCTCACGTCTATTGCTTGCAAGTCTTGCAGGTCGTGAAGACTCAACTGGTCAGCCAATCGTAACAGTTAATAGCCAAAACGGTGGTACTTTGACTGGTACATTCAACAGCTACCCATTCGTAGTTGCTGAAACACTTGGTACCACTGATGTTGCTTCTACTATTCACGCTGTATTTGGTAACTTCCAACAGTACGCTGTTGTTGTTCGCCAGGGTGCTATTGATACTTCAGTATTCGATAGCGGTACAGTTGTTGATGGTGGTTCAGTATCTCACAACCTTATCCAAGAAAACAAGGTTGCTGTACGTGCTGAAATCTGGGAAAACGTTGGATTTCCCCTACCTGGCGCCTTCGTGAAGTTAGCTACATCAGCTACCTAATACAAAGAGCCATTTAGTAAAAGAGAGCCTGAAATATGGCTCTCTTTTAATTATCAATCATATGTGATAACATTGGTTTATGAATGAATGTAACATTACAGATTGTATAAAAAAAGAACAGTATTTGAGAAAAGGCATGTGCGAAAAGCACTATAGAAGGTTTAAGCAACACGGCAATCCAAATATACTCAAATATGCCAAGACACATGGTAAAAGTGGTACTCCAGAGCATAGAATATGGAAAGCAATGAAAAATAGGTGCTATAACCCAAATGCAGGTAAGTACCCAATATATGGTGGTCGTGGTATTAAAGTATGCCAAGAGTGGGTTGAATCATTTGAAATATTTTTAAAAGATATGGGTAAAAAACCAAGTTCTATACACTCAATAGATAGAATTGATGTTAATGGAAATTATGAACCTAATAATTGTCAATGGGCAACTCCTAAGCAGCAAGCCAATAATCGAAGGAAGCTTGCAACTAGCGCAACCTAGTTTCTAGCTAACTAAATTAGAGCGTCATTATGGCGCTCTTTTTTATTGCTTGTGATACCCTCCGAGTTAATATGGCGTATACAACTGTAACTAATATAGCGAATAAAATAGGCAAGACTCTTACAACTGCTCAGACTGATTATTTAAATGATGTTGCAATACCTGCTATCGAGCGATACATAGATCAGCAAACATATACAACATTCGAAAAAACAACTCCAACAGATACATATGTGTCCGGCGATGGTTCATCTATATTAGTAATCCCAACAATGCACAATATTACAGCTGTATCGGTATTTGATGAGGGTGATACTGAGACATCAGTTGCAGATTACTCAAAGTATCCTCGTGGTGGTGCTGATAGTTATGCATTACGAGCTACAAATGGTAAATGGAATGAAGGATTTGAGAATTACAAAGTAACAGGTGTACTAGGGTATACAAGCGTTCCTGATGACATTGTGATGGTAGCTACTGAACTTGCTGTTGATGCTCTTGGTTCTAACGATAGTGCATATAAGAGTGAAAAGGTTGGTGATTGGGCTGTCACTTATAAAGATGATACTTCTGCTCTCACAGATGAGTCTCGATCTGTTCTCGCTTCATATAAGCGCTTATCAAGGAGTGTGTAATGCACTTCCCACATACCGCTACTATACAAACTCTCGGAGCACCAGTTAATGGTAAGCGTACATTCTCAGGCTCTACTACAACACCATGCTTTTTACAGCCTTTAGATACTCAGTACGCGCAAAGTGTCGGTATTTCATACACTAAGGCATTCCAGTGCTATGTACCTCTAATAGCTAACATAACTGAGGGTATGCGTATGACTATAGATGGTATTACATATGGGGTTTCAGGTGAAAGACCACACAATTATGGAAAGCTAATGCACAGACGATTGATATTGGAGAAGCAGTGAACATTGCTATCGAAGTTGATTCTAGGCAGCTTGAAGAGGCTTTCAGACGAGCACCTGTTGTTGTTGCACGAGAACTACAAGGCTGGGTAAGCAAAACGACACTAAGAGGCGAAAGGCAAGCCAAGATTGAAGTCTCTCCGAAAGCTGATACCGGACAATTACAGAACAGCATTCATTCTGTTATTGGATTATTAAAAGGTGAAGTTAAGCCAACCGCTAAACACGCTATATTTGTCGAAGATGGTCGCCGTCCTGGTTCCAAGATGCCACCATTTGGTGACCGCTCAAGTCTTGGCTCATGGGCGAGGCGAAAGGGCATAGAGCCTTTTGTTGTTGCACGTTCTATCGCTAGAAAAGGGATTAAACCATTCCCATTCATGGACAAAACATATAAGACTATTAAACCAATCGCAGCGCGTGACGGCCAAGATACATTAAATAAGATAGTGAGGGGCATATGATGACTATTACTGGAGTCAGTGACAATGTTCAGGCTTTACTAGAAGCTACAGATAAGTTTACTAATGTATTTCCACATGAGCCGACCGATGAGACAAAGTTTACCGGCTATCCCTCTGCCGCACACTACTACATGAATACAGAGTCTAGCTATGCTACAGTTTCTCAAAATAGGCGTATTTTAGAGTACATTGTAGAGCTATATATGCAAGTTGACGCAGCAACTACTGAGGCTGATCGCTATAAAGAAGCATACACGTTGATTGATTCAATCGTGCAAACATTTGATGAGAGTATCGATCTATCTAGTGATACTATCCCACTTGCTAAGGCTTGTGACATTATGCGCCCTGCACCTGGCGAGCTACAACAAATTAAGCTTGATGATGGTATTGGCTTCGTTGCTACTATTCGATTATTTTGTGAATCAGACATTACATTCCGTAATACTTGATATTTCAAATAATATGATACCCTCCGCCGTAAGATGACAAATAAGAAGACATCACCTAAAGAGCCTATAGCAGTCGAAGAAGTATATAACTTCCCAGAACTTGGCGTGTCTATCGCTGCTAGTAGCTTAGAAGAAGCAACTAAAAAAGCCTTAGCGCTTGATAATAAGGGAGATAAAGTAAGTGAGTGATTTAGGCCGACAAGTAAAATACGGTATTGGTAAAGAAACTACGGCCGGTACAGCTGTAGCCGCAAGTAACTGGGTTCCTCAATTAAAGTTTAGCCTTAACCCTATGCGTGATTATGCAGTCAACGAGAGTGCATTTGGCCGTGTTGAGAAGTCTAATAGTGCTGACATCACTAAACGATGGGCTGAGGGTGACTTTGAGGCTAAACTTACAGACAAGACTAGTGGATATATCCTCCTTGGTGCTTTTGGCTCAGTTTCTACTGCTGCTAACGCTGATGCTTCTACACTTGTAAAAGATCACACGTTTACGATCAACCAAGACATTAACGGTCAGAGTTTCACACTAGTTCGTAAAGATTCTATCGCTACTGAAGCATTTGCACTTGCTCGCTTCGACGAGTGGAAGCTGAAGATGGAACTTGGTAAGTATGTTAGCTTTACTTCAAAGATTATGGCTAAGACTGGTTCAACTACGACTGCAACTCCAGCATATGTACTAGAAAACGAGTTTGTACCTAAACACGCAGCCGTAAAGACTGCCACAACTGCAGCCGGACTCACTGGTGCAACTGCAATATCTACAATCCAATCATTTACTATCTCAGTGAACCCTAACCTAGAGGCTGACTTTGGTGCTGGTAGTAATGACCCATTCGGTTTCTCTAGTCGTGGCTACGAGATGGACTTTGAAATGGAGTGTTACTACACTGACACTACTTACAAGACTGCATTTGAAACAGGTTCGGCACTTGCACTTCAAATCTCACTTATAAACACTGACGTAACTATCGGTACTTCTGCTAAGCCTGGACTAGTTCTTACAGCTCCTAAAATGAACATCACCGACTGGGCTTTGAACGAAGACCTTGACTCTGTTGTTACGCAGACTATGACTGGTAAGATTCACTATAGCCCAACTGATTCATACGCCTTAAAAGCGATCTTAACAAGCCTACAAACCGCATACTAGTAAATAAAGGAGAGACCAATAGATGTCCGAAGATTCTATAACAATCAAACTTCCTAGCGGAAAAGATGCTGTGATACGAAATTACACTACACGAGCTGATGATAATGCAGCAGAGTACGTGTTGCTAAAAGATGTGAATACTAATGAAAGTGGTGAAGTATCAATACCATTGCTAAATACTAAGCTAAAGCATAATTTACTCGTAGAGCGTTTAACAGTCAGTATAGATGGTAAGCCTGCATCCAGAGAAGTTCTTGATGATCTTAGAACAAGTGACTATACAATGATTAAAGATACTGTTCTGAAGATTGTTGAAGATAACAGCCCAAAAGTATAGGGGCTTCGGGTAAACTCGACGCCCAGATTAAACGTGACATATCTAACTATGGTAAATCACTAAGATTTCCCGATAGTAATTACAAAGTCAGCCAACAGATGCATATCGTACTTGTATGTGAAGGCCTAGGCTGGACGTACTTTGATTATATGAACCAACCTAATTGGTTTGTAAAGACTATGGAAGCAAAACGTGAGTTCGATATTGCTAGATCAAAGGATACTATTTAGCTTCAGTAAATGCACATCGTGAAATCTTAAAGTATTGTCCAGCTGTGGTCAACTCAACTATTTGCTGACCATCTTGTATTCCATTCGTAATGATATCCTCGCCATTCGCATCTCGGTTGATTCCCCAATAGCATGAATCTGCTACTGAAATGTATTTTCCAACTGGTATATCTTTGCCTATCTCATACGTTCCATCTGAGTATACTTTTGGTTTAGGTGTCTCTTTTGTTACCGGAACATCAGCAACTTTCGTAGAGGTAGTATCTGTTTTATTAAAAGATGCTTCCTTACCATCATTGTTACCAATATTGTATCCAACACCTAATGCAACCAATATCGCTAAAGTAACAAGTACTTTGTTTCGCTTAGAATTGTTATATTGTTCTTTCATATTCCTCCTAGTGGAATCTAAGTTACTCATCTGCTCTTTAATAACTATTGAACTAACATAAACTTACATTCAAATCTATATTACGTCAATGGAAACTTCACTTCAGTCTGCTATATGCTCTTTACAGCTTACTGAGTCAATGAAATACTACACTATATTTTAATAAATGTCAAATATAAAAGCATCAGGAAATTAATAATTGTAAAAACAAAACTAACGCGTATAAATCTTTTGTAGTTATTATCCATGTAGGTATCATAATGCCGCCCAGAGCACACCGCAAGAAGCGGATTGGGCGGCTCTTTTATTATACTTTATTCTCTCTGGCGTGATACCCTCCGCCGTAAATGGATAAGAAAACGCTTGGAATTATTATCACTGCTAAAGATGAAGCTAGTAAAACTATATCTGGCGTATCTGATAGTGTAACTAAATCTACCAATGAAATTAAAAACGCAAGCAAGTTAGCGATAGTAGCAATAGCCGCACTTGGTGTCGCTATTGGAGTAGATAGTGTAAAGGATGCTGCAGCTTATCAATCAAGTCTTTCACAATTAGCTCAAGCATCTAGCGCTAATGGTAAGCAAATGTCAGAGATGTCTAAGCTAGCTCGTCAACTAGGAGCTGATACAAGCCTTGCGGGAGTAACCGCATCTGATGCAGCTGCTACTATGCTGGAACTATCTAAAGCTGGGTTGAGTGTAAATGACACTATGGCAGCATCTCGTGGAGTTATGTCACTAGCGAAAGCGGGCAACATGGAGTTTGCTGATGCAGCCGTACTAGCAGCATCGGCACTGAATGCTTTTGGACTAAAGGGAAAAGATGCTACTAAAGTTGCAGATGCTCTTGCTGCTGGGGCTAACGCATCTCAAGCTAACCTAAATGACTTGGGCTTAGGATTGCAACAATCTGCAACAGTTGCTAAACAATTTGGTTTGAATATCAATGAAACTGTAACTGCGTTATCATTATTTGCTAACAACGGAATTAAAGGAAGCGATGCTGGTACGTCACTAAAAACAATGTTAATTTCACTCGCAAAACCTAGCAAAGAGGCTGCAAGCGCAATGAAAGACATTGGTTTCACTGCATATGATGCTCAAGGGAACTTTGTTGGATTAAGAGAGATGTCAGATAGACTTGCAAAATCTATGACTGGCCTTACTGAAGAACAAAAACAAAGTACACTTGCTACTATATTCGGTACTGATGCTTTTCGTGCTGCGTCCGTACTTGCAGGCAATGCTGGCACATCATACGACTCCATGTCTAAAAGTGTAGGTAAAGCTGGCGCAGCTCAAGATGCGGCAAAGGCGCAGCTTGGTGATTACGATAGAGCAACTGAAGGATTATCAAACACAATATCCGAGTTGAAATTAAAGATTGGTGAATATCTTTTACCAACTATGACAAGGATGACTCAATATGCAGCAAATAATCTCATACCAACTTTTAATACGGGAACAGAGGCGTTCAAAGGACAATACCCAGTAATCACGATGCTTGGTATCGGCCTAAGCTCGTATGCTGCTATAGCTGGAACTGTTGCGTTGTCTACAAAAGCAATATCACTAGCTCAAGCTGGCCTAAATATGATAATGGCAGCTAATCCATATTATGTTGTCGCAGCGGCAGCGGCAGGGATAATTACAGCGTATATTGGCGTATTAAACCAAACAAATAATAATAAAAATGCTACAGATAGACTAAATGAAGCCCGAAGGGCTGAAGTTACAGCAGCAGATTTGGCTAAAGATGCTGAAAATAGATTAAGTGGTGCAAAGTTATCTGAAGAAGGTGCAACTTTAGCTGTCGAAAGTGCTCAAAGGCGATTCAACGAAACAGTAGCACAATATGGGCCTAACTCATTAGAAGCTAGGCAAGCAGCATATGATCTCAAAGTTTCTCAAGATAACTTAAAAAAAGCACATGAAGATGTAAAAAGAGCTGTCGATGAAAGCCTGAAAGCACAAAAAGAAGTTGGCAAGGCAAAAGCTGATATTATAGCAGTTAATAGAGAAATATCTGATTCTGCCAGTGGCGTAGCCGGTTCGTACAAAAGTTTGTCAGCAACAATACGTGATGCGAGAAGTGAAGCAGCCAAGTCAGGTGGAAGTAGCTTAAAAGCTGAAACAAATGCAGTATTTGGATTGCCTAAAGGTTTTGCTTCAGGTGGGTTTACAGGGCGTGGTGGTGCAAATGATGTAGCCGGTGTAGTACATCGAGGTGAGTATGTATTGCCAAAGAGTCAAGTCGATCAGTCTACTGGTCAGCCTAAATCAATCAGTAATTCTAATACTTATCAGTTTAACGCGCCAATTAGCTTCTCATCAGCCGATGCAGTTGACCGATTCCTAACTAGAACAGGACTCAATATGCAAAAAGAACTTGGTAACTATGGAGTTGGCGTATGAGCAGTTTAGACGTTATCTTTGACTCATTCTCATTTGTTGACCGTGGATGTGTGATTACGAATATTGACCAATACACACTGGCTACTCGTGCTAATCAGCTTGAAAAACGTGCAAACCGAGATGGTACTGTACGCGTCCAGAGCCAATATGGTGCTAAGCCTATCACAATTACCGGTTACTACGATGGTGCTACTACAACCGATGCTCAGAATATGTATGACACTATCTCTCAAGCAATGAACCGTGACGAGGGTAAGCTGATACTCCCTCATGCAAATGGTACACGTATCTATACCGTTACTCCTGAAACACCAGTCATGTCTAACCCTAATGGCTTGAACCGTCTAATGTTTAACCTAGCTTTTACAGTGCCAGAGGGTAGCGCGTTCAAAGCC